CGGGTCCATTATCTTCAGCCGCGCCAGTTCTGCAGGCAACATACCCGCCGCCAGCGCAAGAGATTCTCCGCGCAAACCCAGCCTGGCGGCATCGTATATGCGCTCCAGCATCTCGGGCGTGGCCTTTAGCTCGCGGGCGCGAATGGGTAGGTCGCGGAACATATCAATGGCCGCTGACGCGGTTTCGGCAGTGAATGCGCGGAGCGCACATGGGGCGGAACATTTGGCGATGGTACCAAAAAAATAAAAATTTGTGCGGGTCCTCCACACACTTTCACACTTTGCGCGGGCCCTGGCCGGGGGGTCTCCGCGCCCCTCCCCTCCCCGCCTGGTCGTCAGCACACTGACCATCCGCACTCTGACGCTCCGGACGCTGACCATGCTGCAGCGCAGCACCGGGCCGGCAGGGTGCGCCGAGAGGCTGGACGCGGTCGCATGCGAGTCCACGCTGACATCAGATGCCCATGGGTATTGGTGGTATGAGCATCCTTGCGCCGACTCGAGATGCCCATGGGTATTAGGGGCATCGGGGCATACCCCTCGCCCAATACCCCTCAATACCCCTCTATACCCCTGATACCCCTCGCCTTTTATTTAGCTCAACCCCCACGACCTCCACTAACCTATCTCCTATTCTGAGGGGTATTAGTGGTATTCATAGGGTGCGAGCCAGCCTGCCGCAGGGGTACATCCGGCACCGCGCAGGGGTCACCATAGGAGAGCGCCGAGGGGTACACGCGGGTTAGGGTTTGTCCCGATGTTCCCTGACGGCTGCTGTAAGTTTCGCGTCAGGAAAGCCGCCGATGATGCGTGTGTCGCGCCGATGGGCGGTGCGGCTGCTGCCGGCGGGTCCGGCGCCTGGGGGTTGAGATGGCTGGTTCTGGTGGTTTCCGTGCGTTGCGTCGCGCTCCGCGCGTGGGGGAGGTTCTAGTGTGCTGGGTCGGGTCGGAGCGCACGATGCACCGAGCTGAGGTGCTGCAGGTATGGGCGGCTGTGTGCAGTGTGCGCTTGGACACTGGCGCCGTAGTGCGCGTTAGCGTGGTGCAGTTGGGCGGTGCGGAACAGGAGTAGAGAGATGACGACACTGGAAGCTGCCCGCGCCCTGCGGGCGCTGCTGCGGGCTAAGCGCTCCGCGCTGATGGTGCAGCACGCCGACGGCCGCGCGCTGTGGTCTGTGCAGCCTAGCGCTGCGCTGCGGGCGGCGCTCGGGTTTCGCAGCGGCCTGGCCGCCGACGGGCTGGAATTGACGCGGGCCAGTGGCGTGACGGGCGACCCGTACGCTGTGGGTTGGATTCTGATCGATACGCGCGCTGTGGTGCGCTGACGAATAACCCCGGGCCTACGGGCCCGATAACCGGAGTGATGACAATGAACGGATTTGTGTTTTACGATGGCCCGTCAGTTATTGACGGCGCGCCGATTATCGGCATAGCCGTCTTGCGCAGCGAAAACGCGAAGACCGGCGACATGGTGCAGACCTATATTCTGCGTGCTGATATGTCACCCTTAGATGCGATATCGTCCGGCGACGATGTATCGATATGTGGGGACTGCCGGCACCGCGGTGATGACGATTCTCAGCGTACGTGCTATGTGAACGTGGCGCATTCCGTACAGTCCGTTTTTTCCGCATGGGTTCGTGGTTCATACCCTGCAGTGTCCCCGACGGTCGGCGCGCGCATGCTGGACGGCCGGGTTGTCCGTATCGGGTCCTATGGCGACCCTGCCGCTATCCCTGCGCGCGCGTGGTTCGCGCTGGTTCGGCATGCTGCCGGCCATGCTGGTTATACCCACCAGTGGCGACGCGCTGCAGCGCTGCGGCCATTGGTCATGGCCAGCGTCGATACCGTCCCCGAACGGGACGTAGCGCGCGCGCTGGGTTGGCGTACGTTCCGGGTTCGCAGCGCTGATCAGCAGCTGGGCGCGCGCGAGATCGTTTGCCCCGCGTCTCCCGAGGGTGGCGACCGTCGACAGTGCGTGACCTGCCGCGCGTGCGACGGTGCTGATCGGCCTGGGAAGGCCAGCGTCGCGATTGTTGTCCACGGGAAGATGGCTAAGTATTTCGCTGCAGCCTGAACGTAGGGGTTAGCCCGGCGAGCCGGGCTACACCGTGCGTTTTGCACGATAGGAGATAGCGAAAATGATCCCCCCGAATGACACCCCGATCCTGCGCCGCGTTGACACGGCCGATGGTCTTAGCGTTACGCTGACGCGCACGCTACTGGGAACCTGGCGAGTGGTGTTTTGCGACACGGATGCCGAGCGCGTAATCGAGTCTCGAGTGTTTTCCACGCGGGAAAACGCCGAATGGTTTGCGTCGACGCTGATTAAGGCGTAAGCCCCACGCAAGCCTATCCCCCGACACTACATCCGCCCCACTCCGGGGCACACTGGAGAACGACGATGACCGCGATTGACTGGACCCGCATCCGTAACGACGTCAACGGTAACCCGCGCTGGGTGTGCCACTTCCTCGACCTGGAGCCTACGCGCGACTACACGAAGCCCCTGCCTGATCGCTACGCTGCTGTGCTGGTTGCAGCGCGTAAGCTCGGCGGCCGGAAGTTCCATAACAAGCAATTCGGCGGCGGCATCGTGTTTCAGGCCTACCAGTGCCAGCTAGCCGACATCGCACAGCGCGTGCGCGCCCACCTGTCGTGAGGACCACCATGCACGATATCCCACTGACCCTGCGCGACGCCGCGTTTGCGGTGGTGTTCGGCCTTGCCCTGGGCGCCTTGGTGGCGCTTGGCCTATGAACCCCGCCCCTGACACCCCCACCGAGCCCCTCCGGGGGCCCCTGTGGCCCTTTCCGCCCGCACTGCTGGACTACCCCTTGCAGCCGCCCTGCGCGCGCCCTGTGAGCCGCGTAATCCCGCCGGCTGATGCCGAGCCGGCTCTGTTTTGAAGGAAAAACGACGATGCATACCCCCGGACCCTGGACCGTGACCCTCGGCGACACCATCGCCGGCGCCCCCGCCTACTGGCTGATCGAGGGCGCTGGCGGCGTCATCGGTGACGTGCAGTCGGTGAATGCCGACGATGCCCGCCTGATCGCTGCCGCCCCCCAGATGCTCCGCGCCCTGCAGCGCCTGACGCATCCTGCCGCTGACGATGACGACCTGGCCTACGCGCTGGACGTTATCCGGGTCGCCACGGGTGCGCCGTGATCCTGGCGCTGTTGGCTATCCTGCTGGCGCTGCTACTCGCAGCCCTGCTGGACCTATAATCGCGCGGTCCCACTCGGGACCGTTGTCTCCTCCTGTCGGCTCTGCCGGCTTCGCCCCCGGATTGTGCGCCCATCGCTGCCGGGGGCCTTTTTTTGGAGCATCGAGAATGTTCGTTCTGACCTACTGCAACCCCGGACCCGAAGGCATCGCACGCGGCATCGCTGCCGCCGAGCGCTATTTCGCCGACACCGGGGCCGATCCGGTTGCCGCTTGGCGCGCTGCTGAGAATTTGTCGTTCGGTGCAGCGTATGACCGCGACGCCCTGCGGCACTGGTATTCCGCTGAGGAATACGCGATCCTGGCCGTCTACGGGCAATTCCGCCACGCCCCCGGCACTGCGGCGCTCGAGTGGCGCGCGGAGCCGGCGGAGACGGCTAGCCCGCCTTGAACGGGTAGATTTTCGCCGCAGGCATCAGGGTTTCGAGCATGCGGCGGATTTCGCTGCGGTTGCTCTGGTAGCGTTCCAGCGTATCTGGCGAGCAGAGAATGTGCCGCTTCTGCGCCAGTTCGTTCGTCTTGACCTTCCCCAGATCCAGCCAGCCAGCATGCCCTGCCGCTACGTACAGGCTCTGAATGTTGATCTTGTGATCCTGCATGCCCTGCTGGAGTTCGTCTACCACCGGCTGCCACGGCCCCATGATCGCACCGGTCCGGAACACTCCGACCCGGTTTCGCATCGCCTCGGCTAGCAGCGCCTCGCCTGCCGACAGGCCGCCTTCCATCATCACGGTTTTGGCGTCCGTCACCATCGGCCGATCCCCCGGCGAGAAATTCGATACGTCCCTCTGCCGCAGCCAGTAGGCCACACAGTCCAGCCCTCCGCCCTGATACCACTGCCAAAGGGCACGGGCTTCCTGCTGAGGCAATATGCCGGCTTCTGACCACAACACCATCCATCTGCGGTCATCTGCCGATAACGACAGGGATACCCGCTCGTTGCTGAAGCCCAGCACTGACAGGCGATTGACTGCAGGGTAGGGGTGGCGACCTTTCTCGTTGACGCTGAATGTCTCGGGCGGCGCCGCCAGCAGCGGCTTGAGTTTGTTTTCCAGCGCTCGCCTGTCGGCCAATGCCGGCTCTCGAAGTTCGTTCAGAACGAGGACTTCGCTGAGGACGTAATAATTGAATGCGCTCTGCAGTTCATCCGTCGTGACCGTCTTGATGTTCTGACCTGTCGGTCCGCCCACGGCGTGCAGAAATGGCATCCAGAGAGTATCTTTACCGCTGCCCTGCCGGCCTCCGTGCAGAATGCCGTGATTGATTTTGACGCCGGGGTTCTGGACCTTATAGGCCATCCAATTGAGGCAGTGCTGGCGCTCCTCGGGGTCGGGGATCATGCGCTCTACGTGCCCCAACCACGGGCCTACGTCGCCGGGCACGCCCTGCGGCCTGCCGTCGCGCCAGGTGTTGCCGAATTGCTCGCCGTCGTAGCCCACGAAAAGCCCGTTCCCGGGCGCATAGATCATGCCGGCCAGCGTGCGCGCGCCCATCGCAATCCGGTTTTCGTCGTAGCTGGTGCTGGCCGTCACGCGGGCATGCAGTCCGTTTGCGCCAGCGTGGATACTGTGCATCTTGTGGTGCCGGAATGCCGCGTCGAAACTCTTGCGCTCGACCAGTTTTCTACGATGCAGGTCGAAAAAGTCAGCGCTGCTGAGCAGAAACGCAAACCGCTTGTACCAGTCTGGCGGCTCCAGCGTCCCGATCTCGTCGCTATCTGGTGGCGTCGGGTCCGCTGCCGGCTGCGGCTCGGGCTTCGCTGCGGGCTCGGGTGCTGCGGGCTTCCAGAGCGCCGTGCGCGGCGCGATCCAGGCCCGTGCGTCGGCCCACCGGGTCCAGCCGCTATCGGCGCAGTCCCAGCCCTCGGGCTGGCCGCTGGGGTCGATGATCTTGACCTCTGCGGCTAGCGGCTGCAGAATCGCCGCCAAGCGCTGCATAGCCTCGATGCCCGCTGCGTCAGCGTCAGGCCACAGCAGGATTTTCCGGCCCCGGAGGGTCTGCCAGTTCGCTCTGCTGAGAGCCTGCGCGCCACCGGGCCAGGTCACGGCGACGTAAGGCGAGCCCGCCAATGCTGCCGCCGCGCCTGCGGCTTTCTCGCCCTCGACCACCAGCACCGGATCCTCGGGGCGGGCCTCCAGTTCCTGCAGCCTGTAAAGCGGGCGCGGGACGGGCCACTGGCCCATGCCCCAGCCGTCGTGCGCGAAAGTCCAGGGCACGATCTGCTTGCGCTGGCCCTCGGGGTCGTATCTGGCGACGTACCCGAGCACGTCCCCGTTGCCGTCGAAGTACGTCCAGCGCGCTGACGGCGCGCCGTGGATCGGGTGGATGCACTCGCAGTCCGCCGCCTCGCTGGGGACCGGCACGATCACCTGCCGCTGCGGTTTCGGCGGTCGTGCTGGCCTCGCTGGCGCTGCTGGCGCGTCATCCAGTTCTCGGTACGCCTCGGCCATGCTCAGTTCATGGATAGCGGCATAGAGTGAGATCAGGTCGCCGCCGCGCTCGTCGGTGGCGAAGTCAGCCCAGCGTCCGCTGAGCAGGTTCACCGAGCAGCTATCGCCCTCGCCGCCTGCCAAGTCGCCGCAGACCCATTCGTGGCCCCTGCGTTTGCCGCCGGGAAGCCACTGGGGGACGAGGGTTTCCGCGCTGATAAGCAGGCGCTGCGCGAGTGCTGAGAAGTCGAGTTTCGTTGTCATTTCCCCTCCAAAACCGCCGGATCAATCACCTCGGCACCCGGAATCCTGCCGGCCCGCGCCGCAGCAGTCCGAGCCCTGATCCGCTCCTCGGCGCGGAATCGCTCCGCGTGCGTCACTGCGGCCAGGATGTCGATCATCGCCGCCTCCAGACACCGCAGCGCCGCCAGTTCCCCGGCGCGCACTGCCCGCGTTCCCGTCGCCTGCTGCCTGCGGATGATCTCTGCGCACACTGCCTGCGCGCCGCTGATGATGCCGTCAGGGTCGGACGCCAGGCCCATGCGCGTAAGTTCCTCGGCCAGGTTCACGGCATCGAAGATCGTGCCCCACTGCTGGCGCTGCGCCTTGCCGCGTGCCACGGCTTCCAGTGCGTCGTGCATCTGGAGCGCCCAGACTGTGCGGTCGTCGCGGGTGAGCAGGGCTGCGCCTGTGATGGCGACGAGGTGCGCGGTCGGGTTGACGCCTCGCGGGCGGTAGGAGCTGCGTTTGCGGGTCATACGCCGCTCTCCGCTTTAGCGATAGCCGATTTGGCAATTGCAACGCATTCACTCGCCATGTGACATGGCCCCATGAAATCTTGCAGTCTAAATTCGCTAATGCGTTTCAGCGCCGCCAACAAATCAGGCGCGCTGGCGATCAGGCGGGCGTCGGCCGCAATTTGCGCCGCCTCTGGCAGCGTGTCTGCGTAGATGCCAGTGTTCGACGTGACGGACGCGACCTTGTAACTGCCCTCTGAGGCAGCGAACCACGGCCCCGGTGTGTGCTTTCTCATGCTCCCTCCAGCAGCCGCTGCGCGTCTTCGACAGACTGAACGATCCCGCCGACACCACCAGCAGCAACGCAGGCATCCAGTAGGTCATGCTGCTCGTCGGTGCCACGTCGCACGCCGGGGCGCTTGCACTCCATCAAAAACAGCCTACCGTCAGTCAGTTGCCCGAGGTAGTCACTGGCGCCCTTGGTACGCCCAGGTCTGCCGCGCAAGTACAAACGATAGAACACGGTGAACCTGTCGCCGTCCTGCACCGCTCCGCTGTTGAGTCGCATGAACCACGCCACGCGCGGATGCACGCGCAGCAACTCAAACACTGCCGCCATCACATCGGACTCGGTGCCGCTGGCGCTGGGCTTTGCTGGGGCGCGCTTTCGGGGCTCGGGCGGGATGTCGAACTCCCGCACCGGCTTGCCCGCCAGCGCGGCGTACAGCGCCTCGGATTTCTGATTGGCGAGCATGATTTCCCTCAGCGTGCGGCGGCCTCTCATCGCCGCGCCTCCTGCGCGCACCGCGCCGCATACGCCCAGACTGACGGCGCGCGCTCATACGCCTTCAGCGCCGGCCCGCTCGGGGGCAACGTCGTGGCCACGCGCCAGGCCGACCAGCGGCCAAAAGACGTCGGCTCGATCAGGCCAAGTTTGCGTAGCGCATCGGTGTGCGCGCAGACGGTGTTGACGCTGATGCCCAGGCGCTTTGCCAACGCGCCGCGCATGATGGGTTGGTGCTGGCAGACCAGATCAAACACCTGCTGCTGCCGTGGATGCAGTGTGGTCACGCTGTCCTCCTGTTGGGGCCGCAAGTGTCAGCCCGCGACGCTGCCGCAGTCAACCCGCAGAGAATGACCCCGCGCCATTGTCAGGATTGTCCAATGCTGGACAAGGTGGGCCATTCGGTGACATGATGCGTCCGCGCCGATTCGAGCGCGACAACAGGAGTAGCGCAATGTACACGACCTATGGGCCTGGTGACCCGATCACCTGGGGCGGCAACCGACCGCCAGAGGACAGCCTGCTCACCAGCGAAGCCCGCGACCACCTGCTGGCCTGCCCTGCCGACTGGCAGATGTGGCTGGCCCGCGTGTCGCATGCCCGCGAGGGCGCGGCTTTCGACGTCATCAACGTCCGCGAGGACGACATGTCCGACGTCTGCGCCGACACCCTGCTGGCGTGCCTGCTCAGCGGCACGCGGGCGCAGGCCGAGGCGGCGCGCTACGAGCTGCAGTCTCGTTTCCTGCGGGACAACCAGCGCAGGCTGAAGCAGATTGAAGACCAGTTGTGGGCTTCGTTGGGCGACCGCGAGCCTGAGTACTACGACGACATTTGAGGGGCAACCATGATCACCACCATCAACTTTCACCAGATCGTCAACGTGCGCGCTGACCGACGCACCAGTGCCGGCGGCCACACCTGGCGGCACATCATCCTGACGGACATCGACGGGCGCGAGACGAAGATCGTGCTGTTCCCGGCCGACGACAGCAAGCCCGAGCAGATTTCGATTGTTGACGAGGAGCGGCAGCCGTGATCCTCGAAACCGCCACCCAGCGCGATGCCGACAGGCGGCGCACAAAGAATTTGGAACAGCAACCGATTGCTTGGCTAGTTCATGGCGGATGCCTTTACAAGACAGAAAAAGGTGCGCGCGAAAAGGCAAAAAGATGTTATGGCGCTGCGGTCTATCCGCTTTATGTGGACCCTCCGCCGCGTGAGTGGCAGGGATTGACGGAAAAAGAGATCCAGTCAATCCACGACACCTATCACAAACGCATGGGCCCGCAAGAATTTGCCCGCTCCATCGAACAAGCACTGAAGGAGAAGAACGCATGATCCTCGAAACCGCCGCCCAGCGCACCGAAGACTGGTACGCCGCCCGCGTCGGCAAGGCCACCGCGTCCCGGTTCAAGGACGCCATTGCCACGCTGAAATCCGGCGCCCCAGCGCAGGCCCAGCGCGACTACCTGACGGAACTCGTCGTGGAGCGCCTGACGCAGCAGCCCATCCAGCGCTACGCCACCGCCGCCATGCAGTGGGGCACCGAGCAAGAACCCGCAGCGCGTGCGGCCTACGAGCGCACGACCGGCATCAGCGTCGAGGAGACCGGCTTCGTCGCCCATGACACCCTGTTGGCGGGCTGCAGCCCGGATGGCCTGGTGGACTGGGACGGCCTGATCGAGATCAAGTGCCCTTACAACAGCGCCGTGCATATCGAAACGCTGCTGCAGGGCATGCCGGCAGACCACATCCCGCAGGTGCAGGGCCAGATGTGGATCACTGGCCGCCAGTGGTGCGATTTCGTCTCCTACGATCCCCGGATGCCTGTTGAACTGCAGCTGCACGTTCAGCGCATCCAGCGTGACCCGAGCTTCATTGCCGACCTGGAAGCCCGGATCACGATTTTCCTGCAGCAGGTCGGCACCCAAGTCGAGGCGCTGCGTCGCCTCGCGGAGAGCAAGAAATGAGCGAAACCGTCACCGCAACCAAGCGCGCCTACACCCGCACGCTGAAGACCTACGTTGTCAGCCAGACTGGAGAAGAAGACCGCCTAGTTCGCGCTTACACGCCTGCCGGCGCCCTCGGGCACTGCATGCCGCAACTGCAGGTTCGCCCGGCATCGCACGACGACATCATTGAGCTGATGGCCGCAGGATGCCCGGTGGAAACCGTCGGCCTGCCCGAAGCCGTCCCCGCCGACGAACCCGCCGGCCTGACCGACTGATGAACCGGGGCGAGTTGCATTCGCCTTGCGGCTCGCCCCATAGGAAAACACCCATGACCCGCAAAAACGAACCGACCCCTTCGCTGGAAACCTCTGGCGCAGAGTTCTTCCACCCCAACAACATGCGCTTCGGTGCTGCTCGCATCCTGTGGGCGCAAGCCTGCACGCTGCGCAACGGCATGGCGCTGCCGGAAGGTTGGGTTCTGCCCGGTGGCCGGCGCACCCAAGACGCAGCCGCCGCAATGGCTGCCGCAGAGTACATTGACCGCGTCAGCCGCTAAGGAGTAACACCAATGACCGCACTCGTCCCAGTAGACCAGATCGAACGCATGGCCGTCAGCGTCGCCCGCTCGGGGCTGTTTGGCGTCAAGACGCCCGACCAGGCGATGGCCCTGATGCTGATCGCCCAGGCCGAGGGCCTGCACCCGGCCATCGCTGCCCGCGACTACCACGTCATCAACGGCCGCCCCGCCCTGCGTGCCGACGCCATGCTGGCCCGCTTCCAAGCCGCAGGCGGCAAGGTGGAATGGGGCGAGTACACCGACACGCGCGTGGTCGGCAAGTTCTCGCACCCGTCTGGCGGCAGCGTAGAAATCGCGTGGACGACAAAGATGGCCCAGGACGCCGGCCTGACGCGCAACCCTACGTGGAAGTCCTACCCCCGTCAGATGCTGCGCTCGCGCTGCATCTCTGAGGGCATCCGCACCGTGTTTCCGGGCGTCGTGGTCGGCACCTACACCCCCGAGGAGGCCCAAGACATGGACCCTGCGCCAGCCGTTCGCCAAGCCCCGACGCCGGCCGCACCAGAGCCCGTGGAGGTCGTCATCGACGCAGAGGCCCTGCTAGAGCAGATCGAACTCGCCAGCACGCTGGAAGGCCTTGAGATGCTCCGCGCCGACATGCGCCGCGTCCCGAAGGGCCCCGACCGCGACCGCATCATCTCTGCGGCCAAGCGCCGCGCCGACCAGATCCGCGCCGAGCAGGAACCGCCTGCCGGCGACCCGCAAATCGTCCAAGCCGAGGAGGGCACTGTATGAACGCACCCGTTATGACTCAGGCCGAGGCGGCGCTGCACTACCGCCTGCAGGCCGTGCAGGACATGTACGCAGTCGCTGACGACCGCGCCCGCACCGCCCGCGAGCACATCGACCGGCTGCTGGTTGCGATCTACGAACTGTCGTTCCCGCTGCTGGGCGACCCGAAGCACGGCGAGGCCGCCGGCAAGGCGAACGACATTGCCGTCGACATCGAGGACTACTGGTTCGCCGAGGAGAGCACTGATGACGACGAGTGACACGCTGCTGACCGAGCAGCAGCTAGCCGAGCGCTGGCGCGTCTCGCAGCGCACGCTGCGGCGCTGGCGATCCACCGCCAGGCTGCCGGCGCACATCCGCATCGGGCACCCTGTCGTGGGACGTGTGTTGTATCGGCTGGCCGATGTGCTGGCGTTTGAGGAGCGTTCGCGCTGGGGAGGTGGGGTATGAGTGCGCTACGCGAAGCCGCCCAGCATGCGCTGGAGGCGTTGAAGTTGGCGCAGTCAATCATTGGGCATCCAGAAGACGCGCACAGCAAGCTCATTGCCGCCGCCATCGCCAAAGCGGAGGCCCAACCATGAAACTCCGCGCATTCCTGCGCGGCTTCGTCAACGGACTAGCACTGCTGCCGCTGTGGCGGTGGATTAGGAGCAAGACATGACCCGAGAAGACATCATCCGTATGGCGCGGGAGGCTGGCCTAGCCTCAATTTACAGCGCTTGCGACGAGCCCGGTGTTCGATGCGCATATGAGGATTGGGACGAAGAACTTGAACGCTTCGCCGCCCTCGTTGCCGCAGCAGAGCGTGAAGCGTGCGCCAAGCTCGCCGAAACAACGGTGTGCGACACACATCTTCCGACAGGCGTGCAAATCTATGGCAGCAAAGCCGCCGCAGCCATCCGCGCAAGGGGGAACAAATGAAGGAATCAATTCTAAAAGCCCTGAATCAGGGGATTACGGAGCAACGATGGACAATCGTTGGCTACGGCGGTTCTTGGTCTAGGGCCATAGCCCCGCTACAGCAATACATTGAACGCAAGGTGCGTAAGGCGGTGATGGCAGAACGCGCCGCCTGCGCCGACATCTGCGACCAGCACGCCAGCATCGAAGGCATCGCGCAGCGGTGTGCTGCGGAGATCAGGGCAAGGAACAAGACGTGACCGACGACGAAATCGCCGCGCTGATGAACTACACCGCAGGCGCACACTGGGGCGACGAGGCCCATTTCCAGCGGTTTGCCGTCGCTCTTGAAAAGCGTTTTGAACTGGCCGCGATGCCGGCAATCAAGCTGGCAATGCAAGCGGAGCGCCAGAACGGCGTAGCCATTGAACGCCGACGCTGCGCCATGATCGCCCGCGAGCTCGACCGCGACCATCCGAACACCAACTACGGCAGGTACATCGCCCGGCTTATCGAGGAAACAGCGCCATGAAACCCAGCCACCTCACCACCCCGCGCACGCTGGCCGACTGTACTTTCACTGTCGGCTACAGCACCGCAGAGCCGAAGCACAACTACAGCCAGGCGCCAGGGCTTATCATCGTGTGCATCATTCTGGGAGCCCTGCTATGGACGTTGCTCTGACCATCGACATCATCGTCTGCACGGTGCTGGCCGCTGCCGGCGCGCTGCTTTTCTGGCCGCAGCTATGAGCATTCCCGCAGGCTGCGACCAGCAGGGTCGCTATCTCGAGGCTGCCGAGGCGTGTACTGAACTGGGCGCCGACGACTTTGCCGACGCTGCCAAGTTCGTCATCTGGCAGGTTGTGTTCGCCGTCATCATCGTGGGCGCTATCGCTGGGGCTGCGGCGCTGCTATAGCGTCGTAGGCCCGCTCGCAGGCCGCGCCGGCAGTGCCCCGAGCGTCCGCTACGGCAGCAAGCTCTCCAGCCGCTTGCGCAACCCCTCGGAGCAGGTTGGCGAGCACAACTCCGGGGTCTTGGGCTGCCGCCCCTCCGGGGGCAGGGCTGGCACTGTCGCGGGTTGGATGGGCGCACTGGGCGGCGATGACTTCGGCACGGCGCTGCAGGCTGTCAGCAGCACTGCGAGCACGGGCAGCGTCAGCCGACGCAGCGCGGATTCGGTTCTGGGCATCGGTCTGCACCTCCGTGTGAGCGGCTTGCCAGCGGGCTTCTAGGGCTCGCGCGGCTTCGCTGGCGGCTAGGGCCTCAGCGATCAGTTTCTCGCGCTCCTGAGCCCGTTCTGCGCGTTCTCGGGCCAGCGTGGTTTCGGTGCCGCGCAATTCCCACAGCAGCGTGCCCGACAGCACCACCAAGCCGATGCAGACCACACCCAGAGCGTAGGCGACGGGGCGGTAGATCATTGGCCCAAGCACTGCCGGTTCTCAGCCTGCCGGCGCAGCGTCAGGCCGCGCAGGGGCTCACCACGGAAGCGATCCCAGCGCAGGATCTCGGCGCAGGCCCCGGCGTAATCGCCCGCGTTCAGCCGGCGTACCAGCGTCGATGAGCAGAACGCACCCGGACCGATGTTGTACGCCAGGCTCAGGAAGGCGTCGTATTCGTACTGATGCAGCGGCACCCGCACGCACTGTTTCAGCGCCCCTTCGAAGCGCTGCACGTCCTGCAGCTTGCGCACCAGAGCCTGCACGGGCTCGATGCGGTCGCCGGGTTTTACGCCGGCAGTGGTGCCAAAGCCGATGGTCGGCACATCGCCCTTGACCGGGATGTACGCTTCGCCACGGTAGCCCTCATGGACGGCGATGCCGACCAAAGCGGACGCTGATAGCGTCAGGGCACCGATGACGATGCGGGCTTTCATTCGGTATCCGGCGCGCGCTGGAAGTGCATCTTGCCCCAACGATACAGCAGAAAGCCGATCTGCAGTACCAGGTAGATCAGCGTCGCCCACAACACCAGGTCATTGATTGGCATCCCCGCCACGGTAGCGCCGGCAACGGCAACTGGTGGCGACGCCTTGGCGGCTTCGGCGGCGATGTCGGCTTTCTGTTGCATCGTCAAGCTCATAGCTGATGTTCGGCCGCGCGGGCTTCAAGTTCCATTGGATGGTTGGTGTACCCGTGGCGCAGCAGGCCCCACAGGTACGTGACGTAGTATCGCAGCAAGCCCATGCGCTGGTACTGCCGCCAGTGGGCGATTTCGTGCCTAGTCAGGCGCTGGTTTGCCAGATGCTCGGGCAGCACGAAAATCCCCCACGGCGCCAGCGCCACGCCTGCGAAGCCGAAGCGGCGCAGGAACCAAGCGATGATGTGGCGGGCTGGGCGGGGGATCATGGGGCGAGGTTGTTGACGGACTGGGGGGCGAGAGAATTTGAGCGCACCGGCTCTGCCCTAGGGGCGATCTCAACGCCGGCAGCAGTAGTCACTGCCCGCCCAAGACGCTCTGGCTGCAGTTGCGTAGCAACAGATCCGCCACCAGTTGCTCTTTGACGCTGCAATTGAAGCGCTTTTTCAACCGAGCGCGCAGCCAAAGCCGGGTCGGTCATTTCGCGGGCAATTTCCAACGCTAGCTTGTTGTCCAAGCGCAAAGCAAGGCGCTTGGCGGTGTTGTTAAACACCGTTATCGTAAAGTTGAGAACGTTGGGCAGCGGCAAACCAATCTCTCGACCAGTTTCCGTACCAAGGCCCTTGATTTCAATGCCGGTTGCCGCTCCAGCCTTGACCAGTCGCTCATATTCGCCGCGCCGCAACAGGTCTTGTTGAACCGCGTTTATGTGGCTCAATTGTTGTGGCGTCAGGCCTTTCGTCAACTGGTTAATGCGCGACTGAACGGCATCCGCCGTAGCACCTGCCGGCAACGGGTCGGAAAGCTTAATGTTTGCTCGCTCGGCAATTTCTTGCACCTTAGCGTGCCGCGCAGCATTGACGCCAACAATGTTGATGCGTTGCAGCGTGTTCATGCCGGCATCGTCAAGCACGCGGATCGGGTCAGCGTACTTTTTGAGGAACGCGGCGTGAGCTTCCGGCGTGAACTTGCCAACTTCGCGCGTGTACAGGTCTTCAATGCCCGAACGCATCACGCGCATGGCATCCGGGTCTTTGCCAAACATGGTGACAAAGTTTTGCGCCTCGGATACGCCTCGCGGCTGGAAATACTTGACAACTACATC